ACGGCATCCTTGACGCCGCCTATGGCCTGCGACAGGCCCGTGGTCTGCGGCTGCTGCGGCGGCGCTTTGAGCTGCGCAGTGAGGAGGGGCGACGCCTTGGCGACACCCGGCGACCACGCTCCCGGCTTGCCCGGCATCTTGCCGTGCGCGCCATGCGGCGTCGTCCCGCCCATGGGATTGATCAGCGACTGCAAGAGCTGCTGCGTGAAGGCGTCGACGCCCGGCGTCACTGCCCCCGCCGTGGCAAACGCGCGGCGGGGCGCGAGCCCGCGCAGCATCTCGTCCACCTCTGGGTTCGCGCCCGGCACCGGGGTGCCGCCGCTCGCGAAGCCGAGGCCTGCCATGCTCGGATGCACGGCACCGCCCTCGGACGACGGCATCAGGCCGCCGGCGTAGGCATGCGGGCGCTCGGCATGCTCGGTCGCCATGTCGTAGTCGACGGCCTTGATGCCCTCGGGCGTCTCGCTGACGGCCTCCGGGTGGTGCTTCTCGACGTCCTGCGCCGAGAGGCCGATCTGCGGCTGGTTCGAGCCCTTGTACTTGAACTTGATGATCTTCTGGCCGTCGTGGGTGCGGCCGATCTCGGTGATGTCTTCCTTGACGCGCTCGTCCGAGAAGAACGGCGTCGGCTGCCCGGTGACGCCGGATGTCGTGCTGCCGTAGAGCGGCCCGGTGCCCATCGCGATGTTCGCGAGGAACTGCGCCACCTGAAACGGGTACCCCTGCTGCTGCTGGTACTGGTTGTAGAGGGCCGCGTTGAGCTGCTGCTGGGTCTGCTGCTCCAGCGTGCCGGCGCCAAGCAGCGCCTGACCGCTCGCCAGCCCCGTCTGCGTGCCCATCTGGCCCAGTCCGGCGAGGCTCTGCGACACGCCCTGCCCGTAGCCGAGGAGGCCCTGCCCGAGGCCCTGCTGGGCCTGCGCGGCCGCCATGGGCTGCTGGAAGGCCTGCTGCCCGATCTGGAGGAGCTGGGGAGAGAGCTGCTGCAGCGCGGCCCGGTTGGCCTGCTCGGCCCCGAGGCCCACGCCCTGCTGCTGCTGGGCCGCCTGCAGGGCCTGCCCGTAGCCTTGCGACAGGAGGCCCCCTTGAGCCTGCTGCGCCGCCAGACCCTGCTGGCGGGCCAGATTTGCGGCCGCAATCGAGCCTCTGTCGCCGCCGAAGGCGCCGCGCATGGCCTGCGAGCCCATGAGCTGGCTCTGCTGCTGCTGCTGCTGCTGGTACAGACCCTGCATCGTCGGTGCAACTACCGACTGCAGGTAGGGGTCCATGTACCGCCCGATGTCGAGCTGCCCCGGGTTAACCGACTGCGCGCCGGCCAGCCCCGCCATCGTGGCCGCGCCCGTGTAGGGGGCCCCCGCCGCCTGTGCCGCGCCGATGTTCTGCCCCGCCTGCCCGTAGTAGGGGAGGGCCGCCTCGGCGGATCCCGTCAGGGCCGTCGTCGCCGCCTGCTGGTAGGGCTGGTAGCCCTGCCCCGCGTTGGCAATCTGGGCGGTGCCGGCCTGCTGAGTGGCCGTCAGCGGCGCGACAAACTGGCCCTGATACGGCTGGAACGGCTGCTGCGCGACCTGCTCAGCGCGGGCGTTGACGGCGTTGTAGCGCGCCTGAACTTCCGGTGGAATTGTCGTCGTCTGCTGCTGGTAGGTCGTGCCGCCCGAGCCGCCCTTGCCGCCACCGAACGCAAGATGCCGCCGCGCAACCGGCGGGGCTCCGTCGCGGCCCATGAAGTCCTCGAAGGGGGCCCCGTCGTTCCATATCTTGCGTTCAGAGAACATCAGTGTTCAGCCTTGTTGGTGCCGCCCGGCGGCAGTTTGTTGGTCACCCCGGTCTCGGCCCCCAGCAACCAGTAGGCGCCGGCGGGCTTTCCGAAGATGCGCTCGTAGAGCCTCACCTTCCCTTCCGTCCGGCTGTTCGACAAAACGCCGATCATCAGGGGCATCTCAAGCTTCGCCGCGGCCGCCTTGGCGAACTCGCACAGCTTGCGCGCGCGGCCGCCCTTGGCGCTGCGATACTCCGGGTGGACGAACACGCCGCGCTCCTCCAGCACGATCTGGTCGCTGTACCAGAGCTTGCAGGTGCGCAGCAGGATGCCGCCCTCGAAGTGGTCGGCGCCGGGAGCCCCGATCACGCCGCAGATGCCGCCGTCGCGGTTGAGCGCGGGCCACACCTCGGCGAGGAGCTTCTGCGCGTCAGGCTGCACGAAGCCGTTCTCCTCGCTGCCTTGCAGGCAGAGATCCATAAATTGATGAACGTCTTCGGGTGTGCCGACGCGTACTCGGATGTCAGTCATCTGCTTCTCCTCAAGCATTGACGGGGTTGCGGACGTGCTCATTAGTCTTTCTTCGGCCCGGGGAGGCTTTCGAGTGTCTTGATGGTCTTCGCCCGGAACTTCTTGACGAACTCGTCGAGTATCTTGTGGCCGTCGTCGAGGCCTCCCTTCCCCAGCCGCGCGACGTCCTCGGGGTGGATCACGTACTCGCCGCCGGCGGCGACGATGGGGACCGTCGCGCTGCCGCCCTCGGCCTTGCCCGGCATCGGCGCGTTGTAGGGCAGCACGTCCTCGACGTAGGGTTGGTCGCCTTGGGCGTCGTAAGGCTCGCCAGACTGGCCGTAGGGCGCCCCCGCGCCCGCCTTCGAGGCGCTGTAGAAGGGTGAGCTGAAGATCGACTTGGCGACCTTGAAGCCCGCGGTCGTGTTGCCCTCGCCCATGGCCGAGATGATGTCGGCCGGAATGACGTAGGCCCCGGAGGGGACGTGCATCGGCAGGTGGTCGGTGCGCCCGGCGACGGCGCTGTGGATCGCGCCGGTATGGACCTTGCCGCCGGTGGCGCGCGGCTTGCGCGCGGTGTTCAAGGCGGCAGCGATGGCCTGTTCGCGCGGACGCCCTGACGAGAGCATCTCGCGGATGTTCGCGCTGATCGTGGCCTGCGAGGAACCGCGCTTCAATGGCACTCAGACACTCCGGGTAATAGGGTATAGTACCGCGTGCGGCGTCGCCTCTGAAGATGACGGTATGTCAGGCTACCTGTGTGACGGAGACGATGATCGAGGGCACACCGGGCTCCGCCGGGGGGCCCGCGGTCGCCGCCGCGGCGTATATACCCGCCGTGGTGGCGGTGCCCGCCATCCACAACTCATAGTAATCGCCCGCGGTCGTGCATTCGAGGTTGATGTTCACGGCGAGGATCGTCGGCTCCGCGTTCAGGCAGACGACCTTCGTGTTGCTGTAGGTGACGTCGGAGCCGTTCTTCCTGAACCAGATCGAGCATGTCTTGTTTGAGGCGACTGCCTGCACGACGGCGGAGACCACGAAGATGTAGGTGCCGATGGCGGGCAGCGTGATGCGCGAAGCCTTGCCGCCCGAGGTCACGAGGCTGATGCCCGCCGTGCTGTCAGTCGTATTGAAGGTGATGACTTGCGCCGTGTTGGTCGCGGCAATGGTCTGCGTCGTGGTGTCGTAGACCATGATGTGCGGCGTCGGGCCGATCCGGTACGTCATTAGATCACCCCCCAGCCGGTGTTGTTCGATACCATGGTGATGCTCTGGTACTGGACCGGCAGGAGCTGCGTCGCGGCGCCGTCGATGAATTCGCCGCCGGCGGCGGCCACGGTAATGACGCCGGTGCCGCTGTTCTTCACGGTGAAGATCTGGCCCCGAATGCCCGTCGCCGTGGGCAGCGTCACGGTGAACGTATTGGCCGTGCAGTCGACGACGCAGTCGTTCGCCGTGACCGTGTAGGTGCCGCTGACCGGGGTGTACTTGACCTTCAAGGCCCCGCCGAGGGCGGGCTGGATCAGCGTCAGGAAGTCGCCCATCAGGCGCTGGATGCCGTTGATGGCGACGACGCCGTTCTTCTGGCAGGTCAACAAATCATCAAGCGAAGCCATTCCCAACCTCCTTGCGGCAACTCAGAAAATTGGGTATGCCATACATATGTACAGAAAAATCTCTATCGCCAGACTGCATGCCCTGCTTCGGTATGACGCCGCGACAGGCGCTCTGTATTGGCACCGCACCTCGCAATGGGTGAAAGCAGGGAGGCGCGCAGGGACGCTGTCGCTGGGTTATCGGGTCATAAGTATCGACGGGTGTGTTTTGCGCGCACACCGCATCGTGTGGGCCATGGCGCATGGCCGTTGGCCTCGTAAGGGCCTTGATCATATCAACGGCCGCCGCGACGACAACCGCATAGAGAATTTGCGTGAAGCTACGCAGAGTGAAAACATGGCCAATGTGCCGCGCGCGAGAAACAACAAGTCGGGAGCCAAGGGCGTGTCGTGGCATGCAGCGGGCCAGAAATGGCAGGCGCACATACAAAAGAACCGAAAGCACCGATATCTCGGCCTTTTTGACACCGTAGAAGAGGCGGCCGCTGCGTATCAAGAGGCCGCGCAACGACTGCATGGGGTCTTCGCGAAGCACTAGAACTTACCCGCAGGCGTGAGACGGTATCGGGGAGCGCCGATGCGCCAGAACGTGTCGACGTCGTTGCTCTCGAATTTGATCGACACGAGCCTGCCGCGCAGCCGCGGTGTGATGTACTGGGTCACCTGCGTCATTGAGTACGGGCCGTGGACACGCGGCGTCTGCCCGGGGTAGTCGGCGACGTAGAACGTCATCAACAGCGTCGCGTTCTGGGCGCCGTTGTAGTAGCCCCACTTGAAGTCCGGCCAGACCTGATCGATGAACGACAGCAGGTCGCCGTCCTGCAAAGTGAAGTACCCCGTCTGGAAGCTCGAAGCCATCGGCTGCCCGTCGGCGTTCGGTGACGTCTCATGCTGGAAGATGAGGCCGCTTGAGGCACCGCCGATGGGCGGCCCAAGTACCGACTGATCGATCCACGCAGTCCGCGACAGGTACCCGAAGTCCCAACCGCCCGTCGACAGCGAGTACTTGACGTAGGCATCAACCTCTCCGCCGCCGGACTGCGTCGGGAAGTACCACGTGATCTCGTTGAAGCGGGAGTTCGGCGCCGCGCGGATCTTGTCGACGTAGTCCGTGTCCAGCTGCTGGAAGATGAAGTCCCACACCGTGCAGGGCAGCGACTTCACGCCGTCGCCTGCGAAGGCGAAGAACTGCGACTGGCTCATCCAGAAGACGCTGTTGTTCAGGAGCCCGACAGCCTTCTTGCCGATCAGGCCGCACCCTACCGCGATCTCGTTGAAATTGTAGACGTCCGGCAGGTTGACGTACTGCATCGACCAAAGCGCGAGGTCGGTCCAGATCAGGCCCTGCTGCGGGCCCTGCAGGCCGCCAACGATGCGGCTGCCCTTGGTCAGCCGGTACGAGCCCGCCTGATTGACCGGCGTCGCGATCCACGAATTGAAGTTGTTCAGGTCGCACCACCGGATCAGCAGATGATCCTGCACGCCCGTGAACGTGGACCCGAGAGCCACGATCTGCCGCTGCGGCATCGCGAGGAACATGCTGTGGTTCGAGATCGGCGCCTGCGGAATGATCTGGGCGTTCAGGAAGCTGGTAGTCGGCGACCACTGGTAGATCGGTCCTCCGGGCTCCTCGTCGAATGTGAGCAGCGACGACGTGTCGGGGCTGGCGATGAGGATCTCGCCCCAGTTGTCGAGGGCCCAGTCTGACGCCTCGACGGGAAACCCCGCCGCCGCGACGGCACCGGCACCCGTCGAGTAGCCGCCGGTTGAATAGCCTCCGGTCGAGTAACCGGAGCCCTCAGTCAGCGGCCCGTAGGTCACGTAATAGATGTAGCGGGCGTCGCCCCCGTTGATGAAACCTGACGTTGTCGCGGTGGCGGACTGCGCCGCCTGAATCGTGAAAGTGCCCGTTGTGGGGACGGTCTGCACGATGTAGTCGCCCGTCAGCGTGACGCCGCCGACGGTCGTCGCGATGAGAACGGGGTAAGTGTCGCCCGGGGAAAAACCGTGATCAGCCAGCGTGACCGTGACGATGGACGCGCCGCTTACCGTATCAAATTCGGCCACGTCGCCGCCGTTAGCCACCGAAGACGTCGCCAGTGCTGGGTCACCCAGCGCGTCGAGGGCCGCGATCTGGTAAGTGGTCGACGACGCGGCAACGCAGGGGTACACCCCAAACAGGATCAGGCCGCCCACGCTGATGTGCGCGGGGATGTAGACCGCGTCGTAGCTGGTGATGTTGCTGCCGCCGCTGCCCACGGTTCCCGCGACTGTCTGGGGCCCCGCCGTGGCGTTCAAGTACGACACCGATCCCGCCGACGAGGCCGTCACAGTAGCGGTCGCGTTGAAGCCCGCAGGCGTCACGCCCGCGACGACGACGGTGCCGCCGACGGGAAATACATGCGTGCCCGCGTACGTGATCGTGGCCGTCGTGCCGTCGCCCGAGGCACCTGTCGTGGCTGCGCTGAACCCGGGGTCGCTGATGGTCACGGTGCTCGACCCGAGGGTCGTCGTGCAGTCGACGCCGGTGTTGGTGTCGAAGACTTGCGGCGTGATGTCTCGCGCCGCGCCCTCGTTGATGACGTAGAGGGAGCCCTCCGGGGTGCCCGCGTTGCCGACGGCGAGATAGTCGTTGGAGAGGTTGTCGCGCCACGCCCACAGGGCGCGCGGCACGCCTGTCAGCGCCGAGGGATAGTAACGCGACCAGCCGCCCAGCTTCTGCACGAGCCCGAGGTTCTCGCGGTCCTTCATGAAGCGGATGAATTGCGTGGAGCTGATCGCGGCTTCGTTCAGCGCAGGCGTGCGCTGGGTGTCGACCGTCGGGATCAGCTTCAGGGTGGAGTGCATGCGCTACCCTCGCGAAGGCGTCGCCGCGACCGCGGGCGCCATCGACGACCACGCACCCGCCTCGAACTTCTTGCGAGACTCCTCGACCGTCGCGCTCTTCAGTAGCGTCTGGTACTGCGTCTCGTAGTTTATAGGCATGCCGGCGTCGTTCGGCTGGCTGGCGCCGAGCGCGAAGTCACGCTGGTAGCCGCTGATGAAGACCATGGAGGCCATGATGAACAGGTCGGGCAGGTACGTGCTGATGAAGGTCGTCGTGTTGGACGCCGACAGGGAGTCGGGGCGGACGGTGCCGACGATCTCGACACTGTAGTTGGCGCTCGGCCACGGCGCGATTAATGCCGTGTTCTGGTCCAGCATCGCCATCCACCGGGGGACGCCCGTCGCCGTCGGCGAGGCATAGACCGTGTCCATCCAGACCTTGGTCGTCGGCAGCAGGTTGACGCGCGTCCCCGAATTCGGGTTCGAGGTGCCGACGGGCGTGATGACGTTGATCTCCTGCACCGTCACGAACTGCGTCAGGGGCCACGTGATCTGTCGGCTTCCTGTCGTGCAGGTGAAGCCGGAAGTGGCCGTGACAGTCGTCAACAGGTCGAGATCGCGGTAGATGCGGTTCTCGGCGTAGGTGATGCACTGCGGCAGGTTGGCGACGAAGTTGACGTCCGCCGGGTCCACCACCGCGAGGTTGGCCAGCTCGGTGACGAACGTGGCGTAGGTCAGTCCGGTCGTCATTTTACCCCCTACCCGCGGGCGAGTTTTTCAAGCGTATTGGTCTTCTGCGCAGAGCCGGCGGAGCTGCCGACCCAGTATCCTACCACTGCCGTGAATGAAGTACCAAGGCTGCCCAACATGATGTTGGCGAGCGTCTGGGAACTCTCGGGGATTTCTTGGCGGATCACGACGTACAGCATCGCGAAGAAACCGAACGTGATCAGTATGCTGATGATCGGCGCGCCCCACGCGATAACCGAGCCAGCCTCGGCGAGCTTTACCGTCTGGTTGCGGGCGTTCTGCACGTCCGCGAGCTGCGCCTGCAGGGTGTCGAATTCCTGCCGGCGAGCGTCGGCCTCAGCCTGAATCATCGCCATCTTGAACTGCAGGGCAAGGTTGGGATCGGCGGCGATGGCCCTCTCGATGCCGGCAGCGTCGGAGGTTCCCAAAAGGTCTTGGGCGATGCCCGTGATCTTGGATACGGCGGCGCCAGTCTTGTCGCCCATGATCCAGCTGGCGACGGTCGGCGCGAGGCCGAGCAGGAGAGGGAGGAAAGGCATTAGGAGGGTGCCCCCTGTGCGTAGCGGAGATCGCTCAAGAACCCGTGGTGGTAGCCGGCGATCAGGTCGGCTTTGTCAGTCCCGTTGATGATGCGCCGCGCGCCAATCGGGTCATCCACCGTGTCGTTGAAGTAGTTCTTGAGGCTCTTGCCGGTGAAGTCTCCCGCCATCATACCTTCGAACATGATCGCGGCGGCGATACGCGGGTCCATGGCGAGGTCAAGATTGGCCAAGAGATCGACGCCCAGCAGGCGGCCCATCTTCTTGTAGTTATCTTCCCACGTGAGCTGGACGTAGCCGCGGCCGTACCACGGGTAGTAGCGCAGGTTCCGCCGGCGCCACTCCTCCGATAGCCAGTAGGCTTCGCGAACCGGCTGCATCGTCATGTTCGTCTCGTGGTAGGTCGTGGCGAGCATGTAGGCCAGCCAGCGGAGGTCCGTCAGCTTGCGCGCCTCCCACTCGTCGAGGATGGCGTCGATGCCGTTCACCTGATCCTGCGTAAGCGTGCCGCCGAACAGGTCCGGGCGGATGCCGTCGAAGAAGGCCTTCCGGTTCGTGCTCATGAGATCCTCAGAGGGAGCTGTACAGGCGGGGACTTGTTTATGCGCAGGCTATCTATCGCGCGCCAACACTCACCGCGGCGTGCTGTGTTCCGGATTCCCGGTGCAGCCTGCTGATGTGCGCGATCATCTCCGCCTCCGTGCCGGTGAATACATGGCCGGCGCTATCGTCGACATGCCCGTCGATAATCGGGCGGACCCACCAAAGGGGTTGGCCGTTTTTGCGGTTACTCATAACGTCCCTCACGAAAGACAGGGTTGGCGTGGTGATCACGGCGCGCGAGCCAGTTCGGCCAGCCACCCGACCAGCCGCGCGCTGAGTGTATGCGAGCCGGTCCCGTCGTCAGTATAGCCGAATCCGTCGACAATCGGACGGACCCACCACAGGGGCTTGCCGTCGCTGCGGGCGCTCACGACCGGGACACCACGAAAGACGCCGTGGCGCAACCGTTCGTCACGTCGCCTGTGAAAAACCGCTGCGTAGTTGAGACGGAATCGGTCCGGTAGGCAGAGGCGCTGATCAGGGTAGCATCCGAAAACAAATATCCGGCGTCGTCGCCGCCCGTAATCATCGGATTAGCGAAGGTGCCGCCGTCTGAAACGCCACGACCAACATATACGCACGGCGCGACGCCGCCGTTCTTTACCTGCGCGGCGATGCCGGTGCCGGCACCGTTCGTCTGGTTGTTTGCGCCGGTAATTGTCCACGTCGTTCCAGCGGTTCCCCGGAAAACATAGATTTCCTTCATGGTGCCGCGCGTGCCCGCTGCCATGCCGGTCAGCGTCGTCTCTGTGCCATCCAGAACCTTGTAGGAAACGATCTGGCGCGTGCCGTGAGTATTTGTGTTGACGCTGTTCTGTGAAACCGTCCAGCCCGCAGGAGACGCGGTTGCGGGGCCTGATGTCGTAGTGTTCTGCGCCAGATCGTACAGCACCGCGAAATCGCCCGACTGTATGCCCGCCGGCATTGAGACGGTGGCGCTGCCTTGCGTCGCGGCGTTGCCGATGAACAGAATTTGCGGATAGGTCGGGATGGTCGGCGCGGGCGGGGCCGGGCTGACCGTGTTCAGGTAGGGCAACCCTCCCGTGGTGCCGCCCGTGATCGACCACTTGCTGTCGAAGCCAGTTGGCAGCCCGGCCTGAAGTTGGGCCTCAGTTTTGGCCTCCACGCCCGTTACCGTCGCTGTTCTACCGACGCTCTCGATGCAATATGCGCTGTTCGTGATCGTGCCGTTGTTTAGCCCAATGACGGCATTCGTGCCAGAGCTTCCCGAAGATGTGCCGAACACCAAAGCCTGATCGACCGTGCCGCCAGCCTGATTTTGTCCGACTGCACCCGCGACACGAATACTGCCTGTCGCGGCACCGAACGTCTCCAAGTGGTCGATGACGCCGCTCGACCGATTGAGGCCCACGCCACCGCTCACGTTCTGGACGCCGGTTGCGTTGCCCAGAGCCCAGTTCTCAGACAGCGTTCCGTAGTTGTCGCCAACAAGACCGCCGACGCGGTCGTCTATACCAACCGCGTTGCCCCGCGCGATGTTCCGCGCAGCCAAGGAGTTGGTTTCAGACTGACGCCCCAGAAGGCCACCGACATCGGCAGCGCCCGACGCACTTCCGAATGCCTCGTTGTCAAGAACTTGACCTTCTAGGTTGATGCCACCTAACGCGCCAGCATAGTTCGCCACGTTGACGCTCGTGGAGCCGACGACATCGATGTAAGTCTCGCAGTTCTGCACGATTGCCGTGTTGAGCGTGCCCTCGCCTTCGTTCTTGCCGTTGGCCCCAAAGATGACGCCCTGCCAAGCCCCGGTCGTTTCATTGGTTCCAAGGAAGTTCGTGACACCGGGGCTCATGTTGCCGCTAGGCGCGAAGCAGCTACCAGAGCGAACGATGACGCCGTCGATCAAACCCCAGTTCTGGCCGCAGCAATTAGCCAGATAGGTGTTGAAGCCGTCGATGGTCAGCGAGACGTTGGTGTTGCACTCGCCGCCAATGATCTGGCCCGTCACGTTGTTCAAGCCGACAAGGCCGCCGTTGTTGGAACCGCTGCTTGACGAAATGACCGTCGCAGTCGAACTACAGTTCTCAATTAAACCGTTGTTTATCGCGGCAAGCGATCCGATCTTATTGCCGTTCACGAACATCGGGCCGAGATACCCCACCAGACTGACGTTGGTGAGCGCGAAATAACCCCTGATTGTGAGGTCCCTTACAACGCCGGCTGAACCGATATTAGCGAACAGGCCATCGTTGGCGCTGGGCGACGAGTTGAGAACCGTGATATTGGAGATCGTGTATCCGCCGCCGTCGAATGTGCCGGTGTAGACAGACGAGATGATGCCGCCGCCGGCTGTAAATACGCCGTCGCGCACGGCGTTGTAGTTCCCCCGCATCGTAACATCGGCCGAGGGATTGGCGTTCAGGACCGTCCCGAGCTGGCGCAGGCTCGTGACTACGCCGACACCAGAGACGAGCCAGCCGGGGCCGGCTTTAAAGAGGAGGCGTCTGATGGTCGGCTGCACGATTAGACGCCAATCGAAGAAAGCTTGATCGTGAAGACTGTTTCGGCTTCCGGCGTGAATGCCGCTGAGGTTACGAGGTACCCGAACAAGGCCCCGCCCGAAGGGATGCGGTACTGCTCGTCGATGCCTGTGGTCTTGACGTAGAGGGTCGAGCCAAGATCAACCGGCGTGCCAAGGGGGATAGAGCCGAGGTAGCTGGCGCGGTCGCCCGACGGCAAATCCCACGCAGCAGCATCTGCCAGAGCCGAAGGCGGCGTTACGCTGTAGAGCTGCAGCGCAAAGTTCGATATGCCCGCGGGGAGCGAAGCGGTGTCGATCTGCAACTCCGCCTTCGTGATCAGGACACCGCCGCCGCCTGACGGGCCGATGGTCGCAAAAGTCATCGCCGCCACCAAGGAGCCTACCACGTCGCCCGCACCGTACGCCGTCGTGTTGTTCGGGCGCGTGAAGGTACTCGACGAAGTGTAGGCGAGGCCTTGCGAGGTAAGAATGCCTCCCGAAGGCGAACCAGCGGTGCCCCCACCGACTATCAACAGCCGCCCGTTGACGTCCGTCTGGATAGTTGAGGAGCCGCCGTCCGAGTAGGACGGCAGGCTGATGTTGTATTGGCCGAGGATGGTTGTTGTTGCCATGGCGTTCAGTAAAACTCCAAGTTGAGCTGTCGTTATCCTGACCGATACCCCTGCCTGCACAGCCTCAAGCAGTTCGCCGCCGTTCAAGGCAATGGCGACAGGCAGATTGGGAATTTGAATGGCCGACAAAGTTAAACCCTCCGATTACGTCAGCGGCCCTGTTTCAGGCACGTCAGTGTTGTTGTAGGGCAGGCCCGGATCGTCGTCGCCCGGAGCGTTGGGGTCGGTACCCGGCTGCTCGTTGAGGCTCCCCGGGGCGGCGCCGGTCTGCTGCGTCACCCGGGTGTCGTCGTCCTGCGTGATGCGCCCGTCGTTGCCGGGGATCGGGATGCCCGTCCAGAAGTCGACGGTGTCCTGACCGCTGGTCGTGCGGCGTGTCGTGGACGCGGCGACGAAGTCCTGAACACGGGGGTTCTGGATCGGCACCGGATCCGCAGGGATCACGATGGAGCGCAGCTGCTGCTGCTGGTCGTCGTTGCATTTGCGGCAGACGAGGACGCGCGTGTTCTGCAGCGTCGTGCCGCGCCAGTCGAATTGCCAAGCGAGGCTGATGTGGTTGTAGCGGAAACCGCAGCGATCACAGATCGCGTGAGCCTGCGGATTGCTCGGGCTAGTTCTGGCCCTTCCCGACCGTGATGCGTATCCCATGTGTCACCTCACGGCCGGTAGTAGCCCGCCAGTTGCGGCGAGATGTATTGCTGCGCAGTTTCGATGTTCTGATCCGCTGCGATCTTGTAGGTCTCATCGGCGACCGCCTTGAGGCCTTGCGCGATCTGCGGGTTCCACACCTTGGCGAGCCGGTAGGCGAGGCCGTCAGCGAAGGCTTCGAGCCACAGGTACGGGATTTCGACCGTCTGCCCGCTTGAGAACTCCGAGTCCTGCAGCCGGCGCACGCGGTAATACTTGAGCGTCGACGTGCTGGAACCGTCCGGCACCGGCCAGAGCGTGACCGTCGGGCTGATGAGACGGTCGAACCAGAAAGACGTGGGGAAGCCCTGCTGCGCCTTGTTCGGGTACGAGGCGTACTCCGTGCGGCTGACGGGCATGATGATACGGTCAGTGTTCGACCCGCCGTCTGTCGTCACCATGTAGGCGTCGAGGATCATGACCGTGTTGGCGTCGACCGCATACGTCGAGACGCCCTGCGTCACGGGCGTCGTGACGAGGTCGACGGCCCACAGGTTGACGCCTTGGTTCGACCACGTCGCCAGCATCATGTTCGTCGCCATACGGGCGCTCTGCATGTGCTCCTGCACGAGCGACGTCGGCCTGATCTGGCAGAGATTGAAGGCGTAGAGCGTCAGCTCGCCGAGAGAGGGGTCAAACGTGTAGGTGCCGCTTGTGGTCATCGGGTATTCCTCTCCTACAACAACATGAGGAAGTTACCGTCGGAAGTTCCCGCCGGGGGGGCCGTGAACACCCAACCAGAATTATTGCCGCCGTTGGTGCTGTTAGCGCCAGCATACCACGTAGCGCCGCTGCTTGTGGCGGTGCTTCTGCTGATGGTCAGGTAGTCAGCACTGACAGTCCCCGTACTCTTGAACAATGTATGAGACGCGGCGGTGGCGCTTTGTATTGTAACCAAATTCCCCGCCGTTCCGCTCACACTCCAGTTGGCGATGGTCTGCGTCGTGCCCGACGTAAACGAAAACGTAGTCGGCTGAACAGTATTGGAAAGCGTCCCGAACGTGTTGCTGCCGGTGACGACCAACGCACCGGCCCCCGCATTGGCCACCGTTATCCCGCTGTAGTCGCCGCCGCCCCCGGCAAAAGTTTTGGACGATGCAGAGTTTAGCGCGATAGTGCCTGTGCCGGTGGTGGTCATTCCGGAGGAGGTCACAGTCCACGGCGCGGTGCCGCTGATTGTCCATGTGCCGGACCCGATGACGATTGCGCGTGTGGCTGTGCCGGAATCGGCTCGGACGCCCCCCGCCGCGTCCGTCAGCGTGACGTTGAAGCCGTTCGCGTCAAACGTACCCCGAACTACCGCCACCCCATCGTTAGACGCCTTAGAACAGGTAAAATTGTCTTGCAGTTCAACAATGGTAGAGGGCGCGTTTACCAGCACGCCTGCAGTTGAAGTAATTCCCGCAGACGTAAACAACTGAGTTGTTCGGCCATAAAAACCAAAACTCTGGCGAAACGCGGTGCCGGTGAACGAGCAGCCGGTGCCAAATATCAGGTTGCCATATATTTGCACACCAAAATCAGGAAAAGAAGAACCGGGCGATATGGAGAGAATCATGTCGGAGATGGCCGCGACCCGCGCCGACATGTCCAGCGTTCCGACATACGGCGGTGTGTCGGAATTGAACGTCACCGTCGCGCCGTCATTCAGACCCGTTGTGCTGAAGATGCAGGTATCTTGGGGAAGCGGGAAGTTAGCGGCGGAAGGTGTTCCGATGGAGGTCAACGCCCACGCTGTCGCTGTCCACAAACCGCCCGCAGCCAAGTTCCAATACACCGTCTTCGGCGCGGTAAATGTGACGCCTGAATTACCTTTGCAGTCGCCAAGGCTGCTCCCCGAAATAGGCGCTGCTGAGCCTGCAATCGTAATATCGCGGAAATCAACATTATCACCGGAAAAAGCGTTGCATGTGAGCGTTACTGCGGTGCCTACCGTAGCCGAACGCAGGAAAGACCGGTTGGCGAGTGACGCACCTGTGGATATTGAAAGAGTGCCCGTGACCGTAGCCCCCAAAGGGGAAGACACAGTCAACGTCCGAAAATTAAAAGTTGCGGACGTAAACGACAGATTTCTGAACGTGCCTAGATTAGACATGGTAGGCGCGCTGGAGGCGGAAGTAATATTCACATCGTAATAAGTTTTGCTGTTGAAATTTACGGTACCGGTTGAGCTAATATTCAATACTGACGTGCCTGCGTTAATCGTTGTCGTTCCGGTAGAGTTATCGGTATACCCAGACGTAGATATCGTGCTGGAACCCAAATTCAGGGTTTTTGCTGACGAGCCGGTAAGTTGAAACACCCCCGTGGCGAGTGTCAGGTTGTAGTTTCCGGTATCGAACGTGCCCGCTGAAAGCGCCGACGTTCCCGATCCTCCAACTGTCAGCGCACTGCCGAGGGTCCACTCGCCGCCAACACCGTTGAATGTTATCGCGGCATTTATAGTCACGCCATTTGTAGTTACTGTTTTTCCGGTGGTGGTCGATGAAAAAGTTATCGCGCCAGTGCTGGACCAGATTGTCCCGGCTGCCAGCAACATTGACCCACGAATATTTAGCGTTGGGGATGTGCCTGTGGCGAACGTCACCGTTCCGGCGGATACGGTGATGTCGAGGCCCGCCAACGCGCCCGTCATCGTGACGGTGTAGGTGCCTGCCTGATCAAAGAACACATTGTCGGCAACGGTGGGGACAGAGAAGCCGCTACTTCCACCAGACGTGTCGGACCAGTTAGTGGTCGATGTTGTATTCCATGTTCCGGTGCCGCCTACCCAGTACCTGTCGGCCATTAAAGGTCCTCCGGTAACGGCGCGCTTACAATTGCAATCCAGTTATCGCGGCGCTGCTCCTTGAAAGCGTTTATTGCGGCGTCGGTCATGTCGTGGTTTTCAGGCAAGTGTAAAGCGTCTCTAAAAATCCCGTATGCAGTAGAGTATTCAAACTCAATTTTGATCATGCTACGCCTGCGTGGTTACCGCGACGACATCCCAAAAGGATTCGTCTGAATTGTAAACGCATCCGACGTAAGTCACTTTGCTTGCGGTAGTCGTAGTCGGGAGGGTTACGCCGATGGCCCTGAATGACCCGGAGCCTGCTACGGTCCAAGTCAGAAGTCGTGGCGTGCCGTCATCTTTGAGCCGAAATAGAAGTTTGTCGCCGTTGAGAGGGGTTCCGCCGGTTGCCGCATTTATAGTGAGCCCAGCGGCCAACGCCGTAAACACGTAAACATCAGCCGTTGCGATGCTTGGCGTGACTGAAGACGCCGACGCCGTAGACGATACGCGCGGGTCGATTCTCTTAGCTGACAGCGTTTGCGTGTCGGTTGTTCCGACTATGGCCCCCGTCGGCGCAGGCAGTTCTCCAACGACCCCGGCGTTATCGTACAGAATGCGCCCGGTCGTGCCGTTGACGATGGGGCTCGTGCCGATAGTAATATCACCGCCGCCGCCGCCGGCTTGCGTGATTGTTAGGCCGCTGCCGGAAAGAGATAGCCCGCTCACAGGCTCACGCTCCCCGACTGGATAATAGTTGCCGTCGCGGAACCCCCGCCGCTATTCAGCAGAACACGAACATAGCGGGGCGTGAAAGCGTAGTTAGTCTGTTGCGCCGTGGTAGCCCCGACGACAGCGGTGTCGGCGCTGTCAATCCACGTCATGCTGGCCGCGGTTGTGGGGTTCGTCGGGTCGTTGGGGTCATCCAACGACTGCTGAAGGGTGTAGTTGACCGTCCCGTTGACGTTAATCTGAACAGCAACGGCTGGAAGTGCCCACGGGTCCAGCATAACCCACGGTGAGCCGCCGACGCCGTTGGTGCCGATGGTGACGTTACCCGCCAGCGCCGCGCTGTTGGTGACGGAGGTGACCGTGTAGAAGTCGAGGTCAGTGTAGGTCGACGTGTTGTTGACGCCGGTCACGGCCTCGCTGAGCACGTCGCCGGCCCTGTTCGTCCCCGTCACCGTGAAGGTGACGCCCGTCTCGTTGGCGGTCGTGGTGATCAGAACGCGCCGGGGGGCTCCCAGCTGGGCTACGCCGCCCGAGACGAGGGCGCCGTTCAGCGTGAAGGTGGCGGCGGGGTTCTGGGCCTGCGCGATGCCGTCGGCATCGGCGGACGCCAGCGGACCTGCGGTGACAGTAATCGGGCGCATCTACAGGGCTCCTAGCATTTCACGTCCCACTTCTTCAGCGCAAGGTTGATGCGGCTGTTCGGATCGTGGGCGGTTTTGGGGGACGTCAGCTTCTCCTTCATCCCGCACATGCGGGAGCGGAAGCTGTCGCGGCGCGCGGCGGACGCCGGGCTGCTCTTGGCCTGCTCCGCGGTGACGGGAGGCTTGATGTTGTAGCCGATGGCGCGCAGAGACGCCCGGCCGGTGGCGTTCAAGCCGCCCGACGGATCCTTGCCTTCGCGACGCTGCCATGCCGGGTTACGGGCCATGTGTCCCTCGGAAAAAGAGGCGGGGGCCGAGGCCCCCGCCATCGGCATCAGCAGCCCTTGACCTTATGGCCCGTGGGCGGAGTGCCCGAGGCCGCAGAGGAGAGCGGGTTCATGTTGGAACCCGCTCGGCCGCCGCTCTTGCGCGGCTTGCGCCCGGCATGCATGGCGGCTGCCTTGCCGGACATCTTGACGGTCTTGCCCCCGCGCTTGCGCTCCCGGGCCGCCGACAGGATCGGTTCGGCGTCGGCGGTACGCGACGGCGGGCTGACGTCGGCGGTGACCACGCCGCCGCTCTTACGATGACGAGCCTTCATGGCTTGCTCCTTACGTCGGGTTGACGGCGATGCCGGTGGTGGCTGCCGTAGCGGCGGCACCATCGACGTAGATCTGGCCCCGAGAGGTGGCGTCGGTGCCGAACTCGGTGATGCCGACGAGGGTGCAGTCCTTCATCAGCAGCAGGCCGCCAGCCGAGGCCGGGAGCGTCGCGAGGGCGCTCATGGTCGTCGAGGTGGAGGCCACGTTGTTGATGAACGTGCAGCGGTCGAACTTCTGCCAGCGGTCGATGCCGGCAGCGGCCGCCACGATGATGCCCAGAGGCGTCGTGGCGCTCGTCTGGAAGACGAAGTTGCACTCCCTGAACGTGTTCCGCGTGGTGCCGCCCGAGAACTGCAGGGTGGCATTCGCCACCGTGCGCGCCACGGTATCGAGGCCGAGTTCGCAGCCGTCGAAGGTGTGCTCGCCGGTGCCGCTGATCAGCAGCGAACGGCTGGTGGTCGCCTGCGCCGAAGCCGCGTCGCCCGCGCCACCGAACTGGACGTTCGAGTAGTAGTTGCGGCCGCCGCTGTCGGTCCACGCGATCTGGCTGGCACCGCCGGTCGAGAAACCGTTGTACACCGAGAAGTTCGCGAAGATGCACCCCGAGGCCGACACCGTCACGAAGTTGCCCGACCCGAAGGTCGCCATCGTGTAGGTTCCCGACGGAGGGGCGATGCGTGCGCGCTGGCTGACCATGGTCGGGGCGCACATGCCAACGATGTGGCACGCGTCCTTCGCCCAGACGAGCGTGCCGGCGGTAGCCGCCGGCGTCAGGACCTGCGCGTTTGCCAGCGACAGGCGCTGGGTGGAGGCTGTCGTGCCGTCGCTGACGATCACGGCCACGTCGTTCTGGCCGGCCGTCATCTTGTACTGCGCTCCGTAGAGCGTCTGGAGGGGGCTGTCCGCCGATCCGGTGTTGCCGTCGCTTCCGTTGACGTAGTCGACGAAGTAGACGTTGCCGGTGGTCAGAGGAAGACCGGACATCCCCATGGTGGGGATGCCGGCGACTTCCAGCCCGCTCAGGTGAGTGATACCCATCAGGCACCCCCCGTTACTTTGAAACAAGCCATTAGCTGTTCCTTTCGTCAGAAGTAGAGGAAGAGAGTTCCGTGTGCCGTTCAAGATACCGAATGGCACTCGTCAAGATTTCGGGGCTGTCTTTCATCTTGCCGATGGCGGTATTGCAGTCGAAACAGAGAAGTCCGCGCACCTTGCCGGTAGCGTGATCGTGGTCGACCGCGAGAGCCTTCACCTTGCCATTACGCTTGTGCGTTTCCGGCTGCTTGCAGATGGCGCAAGCACCATCCTGAGCGGCGAGCATCAGCTCGTAGTCTTCCAGCGAAAGCCCGAAAGAAGCCCGCAACGAGCGGGCCTTCTCCAGACGCGGCGACGCACGGCGATAGGCACGGTGATACGCAAGCTTGCCTTCACGTGTCGTATGGTCGAATTCGCCGCCGATGCCGTTGAAGAGCGTCAAGTTCTCGTAACGGCAATCCGAAGGATCGCCGTTCTTGAACCGGACGCGCCTCTCGGGCCACCTGCCAGTCACGTAGAACCAAGCCAGACGACTATCGGTGATGTCGATGTTGTCTAGACGAATGCAGCGGTAACCGCGTGCGTCGTTGCGGCCACCGGCGCGGGCGCCGGGTTTTACATTCTTGGCGGGCCTGATCTTCCACGTGAACACGCCCGACGCTGGATTGTAGTCCAGCGCGTTGCGTATCTGTTCGTGGGAGAGGTTTGGCACTTTCGCTTTACCCTTCATCTGCTCCTCCAGTGCGGGGTATGAACCCTACACTGGAACGGCGGCTGTCTGCAAACCTGATTGGAAAGAGTCCTGAAAACCCTTTAAAATCAAGCCGTTGGAAAACTCCCGAAGATTGAACGAAAATTGTAGTAGCCGAACGAGTACCGTTCGTAGCCCTTCACCAGCAGGTTGTCGGTGACGAAGTCCACCTGCATGTCCGTCTCGAACTTGATGCGCTCCATGTAGGAGAGCCCGTCGATGTTGGTCATCAGGAACCACGAGTAGGCCGACGTCAGGAAGTCGTTGACCATGTAGCCCTCGGGCAGGCCGCCCGCGGTGGTCAGGATCGCGTTGACGTCGTTGTCGGCCGTGCCGGGGCGCAGCTCGGTCTTGGTCAGTCGGATGGCGACCGGCTCCAGCTGCGGCGGCACGATGAGCTTCCGGGCGCGGGCGAAGACCTTGAGGCCTGCCTGATCCTTGAAGTTCGTCCGAACCGCGATCATCGAGTTCAGCAGCGACGCCTCGTTCAGGTCGACCTGAATGGCCGGCTTGTTGGCGACCGTGCCGCCGTCGATGGGATGGTCGGTGGCGCAGAGCGCCTTGCCGTCGCCGCCGATGGAGGCGTTGTAGGTGGTCGCCGTGTTCAGGATGTTCGCGCCGTAGATCTCCTTGGTCTGCTGGAAGCTCTCGATCAGACCGAGGTTCGACGGGTGGAACTGCGTCTTGTACAGGTTGTCGTCGATGGCCTTGCGAGTGATCGCGTAGCCGAGGGCGATTTCCGTGTGCTCCTGATTGTAGACGAAGCGTTCGCCGGCGCCGTTGTCGAAGGCAGTCTGGCCGCCTTCGGTCTTCAGCTGGGCGAGCCCGAGGTACCGCATCTCGGCGGTGCGTTCGAGCGCCATCTTCGAATCGTGCTTGGTGAAGATCTTGTCGTACTGAGACGGGATCATCTCGTACTTGCCCTCGACGCCACGCAGGCCGGGGAGGAGCAAGTCCTTGATGGCGGAAAGATTAACAGCCATTGGTCATTACTCCTTAGCTGATGCCGGTGGGGCCGGCGCCGTTCGAGCGCAGCCATTCGTTGTTGAAGCCGACGATGACCTTGTTGTAGGCCGTGGTCGGGTCAGCACCGGGGCCGCCCGGCGGGGCAGCGATCAGGCCACGCACGATGAACGGGAAGGTCACCGTAGTGTTGGCGGTGTCGAGGTAGGCGCCGGACTGGCCGGTGCTGGAGTTGCCCGTGCCGATGGCGAACTGGGCGTACTGTCCGACCTTCGAGCTGGTGACCGTGGTCAGCGTGCCCGTGATGTTGAAGGTCGTGCTGGCGCCCATGACCTCAAACTGCGCGTTCGGGTCGTCGATGACGTAGGCTTCGACGTCACCCGAGGCATCGCTGCCGGGCCAGTAGCTGTTCCACACGGTGCGCTTCTGCGACACCGAGGTGTACTTGCAGCCGACGAAGATGCCGGCGAGCGTGGTGGTGCCGGCCGCGGCCTGCGTGATGTAGCCATTCGCGGTCGAGATGACCGGCATGACCGGGTCGCCGGTGTAGACAGGGGTGGTGTCGGTGGACGCAATCAGACGGGTCGACTGCGCGAAAGTCGGCGCACCGCCCGAGCCGCCGTAGTACTGGCGGAAACCGAAAGGCGTATTCGTGTTCGCCATATCGGAAACTCCTTTGTGAAGGAAGGTCCGCAGGCGTCCCGAGACGTCGCAAGATCCGTGAAAGTCAAAGCCTCGCACCGGGGAGGCAGTGGATATAATGCGCCAAGACGGCGGCAGGCTTCAACTTGACAGTATGTCAAGAAAAAGGGGGCCCGAAGGCCCCCTCAGACTGAGAGACGGACCCCTATGCGTCTTTCGGGATCGGGATCGCCTCGAAGCTCTTCTTGATGACGGGGCGCGTGCGCGCGTCGGAGAACTCGGCTTCCATCGTGCCCGGAGGAGCCGCGTTGAGCTGCTGCTCCTTCGCCCGGATCTGGTTGCGCGCGCGGTGCCGGTCCATCTCCTCGATGCGATCCGTGATCGCCTTCGGGCGCTGCATCAGGACCTGACCCTTGCGCTCGATGGTGTCGCCCTTCCAGTTGACGGGCATCATCTCCGGGTGGCGCCGGGCGGGGACTGCCTCCCAGCCGGTGCGGGCGAGCGCGACCTGATAGGCGGGATCCTCCTGCCCCATGATCGTGCGGCGCTTCCACTCGTAGGTCCAGCCATCAGGAACCATGTCGGGTGAGAAGTAGAACTCATCCGTTCCCTCGTTCATGTCACCGAGGTGGCCGAGGATCTCGGCCTCGCGCCGCGCGGCCGCGGCGCGGGGGTCATCGTCACGCAGCGGGGGCCGCATGTCGGGGCGCGGAGACGTGTCGAGGACCGTCTCTTCCGTCTCTTCGGGGCGGCGCGCGCGGCGGCGGCGGCCGGCGGTCTGGGGCAGCGTGTCCATCAGTTCAACCGTCCTTCCTTCTTGAGCGCGACCTTGTTCTTCGCGTACTCCTCGGGGGTCATCTTCATCATCGCGGCCATCTCACGCTCTTCGCCAGAGAGGCGGACCACGTTGCCGCCCCGCGTCTCGCGGGATACCGGCGCAGCGGGCGGCGGTGTCGAGCGCCTTGAGGCAGTCGACAGCGCCTCGTCGTTCGCGGGGGCCTTGCGGAGCCCCAGCACGCTTTCGACAGCATCGAAGTACTCGTCGCTGTCGGCGGCGTGGCCGTCGGCCACGGCCAGATTGTGCGCCGCGATCATCTTCTGGTTCAGGCGCGGGTCGTTGACGAACTGCGGGTGCCTGCGCACCCACTCGGCCGAACGCGGCGAAAGCTGCACCGCAAACGCCTCGACAGGATCCGACGGGCGCGACACCGGCATGACGGGCGCCGGTGTGTTCTCCAGCGCCTGCTTGCCCTGTTCGAGCTGCAGGAGCTTGGCGGCGTGGGTCGACATGTCCTCCTGATAGCCGGCGGCGGCGTCGTAGTCGCCGTTCGACATGGCCGCCTTGTAGTTGGCCTTGGCGATCTCGTTGCTCTGGCGGAGCGTGTCGATGGCGTTGGACACGAGCTGCAGGTTGGTCTCCTGCACCGTGCCACGTGCCTCGTGTGCCTCCAGCTCGGCGCTGTGACGCGCCTCCTCGGCGGCCTTGGCGCGCGCCTCGGCCGCGGCCAGTCGCTGCTTCAGGTCGTCGACGCCTTCGTCGAGCGTGACTTCCTTCGGCTGCGTCTCTTCCTCGATGACGATCTCTTCGTTTTCGATGCTCATGCTGTCCTCACCACACCCGGTCGGGCTGGTCGACCTTGCCCCTGATCGCCGTGTCGTCGATCAGTCTGCAGGCGACGCCGTTGACGTTGATCGCCCAGCCATCGCTGGGCCTGAAGATGACCCAGTCACCTTCGTTGATGTTGGCATCGACGAACCACTCCCCGCGGTCGTCGACGAAGGCCCTCGGGCCCTTCTTCACAACGAGCCCCGCCTTGCCCTGAATGCGGTCCTCGGAAGTGTAGCTGTCCGTCAGGTAGATGCCCGACTTGGTCCGGCTGGGGCGTACATAGATCGCGACCAGAACCGCGTTGTTGAAGACGTCGACCCCGGATACGTCGCCAAGCGAGGCGAGCAACTCCTTCTTCGGATCGACCTCGTGTTTCATAGCCATCTGCGGCATGTCAGCTCCTCTCTGCGCCTTTGGTGATCGCCTCCGCTTCCTCGTAGATGTCGAGCGCCTCGCGGAGGCCTTGGAAGCGCCCGGTTTCCCGTGCGTACTCACGCTCGGTCATCGTGCCGTTCATCACGTTGTGCGTGATGACGGTCATGCGTTCGGCGGCAAGCTCGTCGAACTTGCGGCCCAGTCTCGTGTCGAATTTCACTGGCTCCTCCCAGTGGCCGAAGGTGGGACGCTGCGCCGTGAGGAGCCGTCGCAGCGTCCCGGTCGCCGGCCAGCGATTATCGCTTGTGCTTCTGGATCGCGGTCTTCTCGATGCGCCCCATCCCGCTCAGGGAGCCCGCGTCCATGTCCTTGTAGGAGCGCGCGCGGCCGCCCGAGAGGCGCCCCACACGCTTGCCGTGTTCGATCTCGGTCTTCTCCAGCCTGCCCATGCCGCTCAGGGCACCTGCGTCCATGTCCTTGAAGGACTTGTAGGCGGCGCGGCCGCCGCGCTTGCGCGGCATCGGGGGCATGCCCGGCGGGCCACCCATGCCCGGCGGCATGCCCGGGGGCGGGCCGGGGGGCGGCATCGGCATCGGAGGCATGCCCGCGCCCATGCCCGGGGGCACGATGGGCGGCGGCGGCATTGGCGGCAGCGTCGGCGCCTTCGGCATCATCGCCTGCTGATCGTCGGGCTTCCCGGCGTTGATCGAGATGACGATGTTGGTCTTACCCTTGGCGCGGCCGCCGCGCTTGCGGCCTTGACGCATCTTCGCGAGCATCATCGCGTTGCGCGCCTGCCGTCCCTTCTCGCCTTCCGGTGTGCGCAGCTGGGCCTCGTCTTCCGCAGCCTGCTTCGCGTACATCGCGTCGAAGATTTCGCGCGAGCTGCCACCCTTGTTACGGCCGCCTGCGGCCTTCGGCATGCGGCCGCCGGTCGGACGCGTGCCGCCGAAGTAGGTTCCGCCGCCGCTCTTCTTGCCGATGCCTTTGGCCTTCATAAGCTCGTCGATATTCCGGTACGGTTCACCAGTTGCCTGCGATCCGCCGTCGGGGCCCCGCGTCGGGGCGTCACCCGGAATAGGCTTTTTAGCTGAGCCGCCAGCCTGCTTCTTCGTGCGGCCGCCGCTCTTCTTGCCCTCGATCAGCTTCTTGGCGAGCATCACGGGGGAGAGCGCCTCCAGCAGGCCGCCCCCTTCCTTGTGGGCGCGGCCGCCCTTCTTCAGCTTGATGTCTTCCTTCGCGCCGTGGTGCAGGTTCTTGGCGTGCTGGCGCAGGGCCTTCTTCACGAGCTTCTTGTCCTGCTCGACGTCGCCGCCCTTGGCATAGCCGCCGATGTGGGCGTTGCCGCCCTCGCGAGCCTTGTTCGCCTTCTTCACGTTGCGGTTGATCAGGTCCGTCACCAGCGAGCGGCCGCCGGCCTTGCGCTGCTTGCGGTCGGCGCGCATGGCGGCAGGGCCGCCCTCGCACATCTCGACGACCTTACCGCCCTTGCGGAAGGCGCGACGCGAGAGCGGGCGCATGCCCGTCTTCATGTCGGTGTTCATCATCTCGGGCGGCGTCCAGTCCGAGGAATCGACCTTGGCCCTCGGCTCGCCCTTGCCGCCCATGCGGTTGGCCTTGGCCTTCATGGCCGCGCGTGCGGCCTTTGACATCTCACTCATCTATTTTCTCCGTGTTACTGCGAGCGCGTGCTCGACGATGCTTCTCGACTTGGCGGGGGTCTTGGTTCGTCCGCCGCGCTTGAAGCCTGCGCCGCCATCGCCGCCCTGCAGCATGTCGCTGTAGTTGGGCGTCTGCGGGCTGGCCGTGTCAACGGGGACGGGATCCGGCGCTGCGGGCGCGGCCGGCGCAGGCGCCGTCGGTGCCGCGGGCGTCGCAGCCTTCGGGAACAGGCCCTCGTAGGTCTTGCCGTTCAGCGCATTATACATCAGGGCACGGCTGGCATCGTTGGGGGCATCCCCTCTCGCCTGCGCATCCATGCGCTGGTAGGCTCCGTAGGGGGCCTGCTGCGGCATGGCCTGCTGCTGTTGCGGGGCCTGCGCCGCGACCTGCCGGTTGAGGTCGCTGAAGGCCCCCTGAAGGTTCTGCTGGAGCTGGGCGATGCCACCGCCGTGGGCCTTGCCGACGCGGCCGCCTTTCTTGAACATCGGCCCTTTGACGTCGACAAGGTTCTGGGCGACGACCTCGTCGGGGCTCAGGCCTGTAAGGCGCGACGTGCGCTCGATGCTCTGGTTGATGTGCGAGATCATGGGGCTTGCCCTGTAGCCGCCCTTGGTCCCTATATCCTTGGCACCGGCCCACGCGACTTCCTGAAAATGCCGGGGGCTCTTCGCGCCTTTAGTCTTCTTGGCCAGATCGGCGAGGGCCCCTTCGTAGTGGCCATAGGTTCCCTCGGGAGGGACCGACATCTTGGGGTCGTAGAGGCCCGACATCTGCTCGTCGATGGTAGACCCTGACGCGTCGCCGAGAAAATTGTGCGAGAAGTTGTACCTCTTGGGGTTGGCGGGCGTGACGCCCTTCCCCTGCATGATCATCTTGTTGAACTGGTCGATGTTGCCCCCGATGTAGCGGCCCCCGATGGGGAACGGCAGGTCGTAGGACTTCTCAGGGAACTGCTGCTTGTGCGCCTTGACGTAGTTCCCGTAGTGCGACGTTAGGAAATTCGACGTCGGATCAGCGCCGCCCGTCGTCGCCGACATCGCGTCCGCGAAGCGTTCCTTGAAGAGGCGCGACCCGATCTTCGGCCCATGCTTGGCGACGTACTCATTGTGGAGCTGTCCCATCAGGTACCAGTCGCTCGCTTCGCGAGGCTGCAGCATGCCTCTCTCAAAGGCCCCCGACAGGCGCTGTATCGCCTCCGGGCTGCGGGCGTGGGCCTCATATTTGACCTGCGTCTCAGGCTTGACCTTCTTGATGCCCGTCGTCGGAGCCTTCACGCCAAATTCGGACGAGGAGGCGTCATATCGCTTGAGCGGATCGAAGTAGGGTTTGTAGCGGCCCTCCTCGATGTCCTTCTGGATCACCTTCTTCGCCGTCTGCACGGCGAGAGCCTCTGGCGAAAGGCGCTTGGCGAGGTAGTCGACCTTCTTCTTAGGGTCGTGGGCCCACTCGGGAGGCGCCGTCTCAGGGTACCGCGTCGCCAGATCGGGGAACGTCTCTGCGGGGCGCAGATCGAGCGTCTTCTTGATGGTGGGCGTCGGGGGTTTCTTGGCCACGTCTACATCTCCCCCGCGCTTGAATGAGTTGAAGCCGTTGCCCTTGATGCTGTCGCGCATCTGCGGCGTGACGTCGAGGGAGTGCAGGGGCGCCGTCTCGTTGCCGGGAGTAGCGCGGCGCTGCGCGATAGCGATTTCGGCTGCTTCGCGTGTGGGATGTG